CAATCGTTCGTCGTGTATTCGGTGGACTTATCGCTAACGACTTAGTAAGCGTTCAACCAATGAGCCTTCCATCAGGACTCATCTTCTTCCTCGACTTTACGTTTACTGACGGCAAGTTAGGTTCAGAGATTAACGAGTCATTGTATGGTGGTGGAGTTGTCGGTGTGGAAATCACAGGTGGTGTTTCACTTTCTGGCGATTCTGCTGAAGACAGTTTCTACAACCTCAACAACGGATACTCTTCACCAACATCTTCAGCCTCGTCTCTTGTGTGGACATTGGTTGACAACGGAACTTATGGATCTGGCGATCTCGTTCTTGATAGGCTTTGTCGCTACGATCCTGACTTCGTATCAGGGACAACCGAGGTACTTATTGTTTCTACGCCGTTGTCTGCATTGACTCAAATAAACCTTCGTAACTTAGTGGCAGTTCAGGCTGATAGCGACTACCACGTTCGCAGACTTACTACTACTGACGGAACAAGCTTGCAGTGCGTATTCGCATCTTCAGGCACACCTACATGGGAAACCATGAGTGGCTCTATTATTAGTGATTCTGCATCTTGCGACTTCCCACAGGTTGATGACTTCGGCGGAACTCCAGCAGCGGGCGCAGCTAACGCTCTCGGTGCTGTCGTCGGACAAGACACTTGGGGTCTTGAGAACGAAACTGCAATCCCAGAAATCGACATCAAGGTTGACTCAGTGAGCATCACTGCAATCACCAAGAAGTTGAAGGCTAAGTGGACACCAGAGTTAGGTCAAGACCTCAACGCATACCACAACTTGGATGCAGAGGTTGAACTTACTTCAATCCTTTCTGAGCAAATCGCTCTTGAGATTGATCGTGAGATTCTTGAAGACCTAATCAAGGGCGCAACTGCTAGTACATTGTACTGGAGTCGTGCTGCTGGACGCTTTGTAGACCGTACAACTGGTGCAGAGATTGGCGCAACAACCGCTACTCCTGACTTCACTGGTACTGTTTCAGAGTGGTACGAGACTCTTGTTGAGACTGTAAACGACGTTTCTGCGGCAATCCACCGTAAGACTCTACGTGGTGGTGCAAACTTCCTCGTATGTGGTCCAGAGGTTGCTAACGTTCTTGAGTTTACCGCTGGTTTCCGTGCGAACATCACTGGTGATGCTGATCGCGGTACTGTCGGAGCAGTTAAGACTGGTTCTCTCAGCAAGAAGTGGGATGTATACGTAGATCCTTACTTCCCACGTAACGTTATTCTTGTTGGACGCAAGGGTGGTTCATTCCTCGAAAGTGGATATGTATACTCACCATACGTCCCACTACAGGTAACTCCTACTATCTTCGGAACCGAAGACTTCGTGCCTCGCAAGGGCGTGATGACTCGTTACGGTAAGAAGATGGTTCGTCCAGATATGTATGGACTTGTTATCGTTCGTGATCTCTAAGAGATAACTCGTAACACTAAACTCGCCCCCTTCTCTTTATTGAGTCGGGGGCGTTTTTTTTATTTGCGTTAGTCAATATTGCAGACTATTTATGGAGAGGAGATATATAGAATATGGCAATACCAACACTCACACCAGGTTCAACAGTTAGCGCAATAGTGCTTCCTTCAACGGGTTCTGCGGCATCCGTCGCAGCAAACTGTCCCATCGGTGTCTACACAGGTTCCACAGACTTCTTATCAGGAGCGTCAGACCAAGTAGCATACACCTACCAGAAACTCGGTGGAGACATCTTGGATATTGAGTTGACAACGGGTAGTGTCTATGCCGCCTACGAAGAAGCAGTATTAGAATACTCCTACATCGTCAACATGCACCAGTCAAAAAACATCCTATCAGATGTATTGGGAATGTCAACAGGCACGTTTGACCACGACGGAGAGTCAAAGACAGGCGACACCGATGTCGCACTAAAATACCCAAGAACAACATTCGCCCACATCCAGAGACTAACAGAGGGATACGGCGGACAAGCAGGCATCGGCGCAAACTCCATCATCTACTCCGCATCATTCGAAGCCGTATCAGGACAGCAGGAATATGATTTATACTCCATCCTCTCATCCTCATCGGACACCGACGCTGATCCAGCAACAAGCAATCCAGTTCCGTACTCTGGACTAATAAACGGCAACAAGATAGTCATCGAGAAGGTGTACTACAAGACGCCAGCAGCGATGTGGCGATTCTTTGGATATTACGGCGGACTCAACACCGTCGGAAATCTTTCGAACTACGGACAGTACGCTGACGACTCGACTTTCCAACTTATTCCAGTCTGGCAAAACAAAGCACAAGCAATGGCGTTCGAAGACTCTATCTACACCAGAAACTCACACTACTCGTTCGAACTCCACCACGACAAACTAAAGATTTTCCCATCCCCAACATCACCAGGTTCAGTCACACCTAAATACTACTGGTTTGACTTCCGCATAATGAGCAACGCTTGGGATGAAACGAATACCGCAGCAGGAGCAGCATCAGGAGTTGACGGCATCAACAATATGAACACATTGCCGTTCGCCAACATCCCATACGCAAATGTGAACTCCATCGGTAAGCAATGGATACGACGCTTCACTCTCGCCCTATGTAAAGAGACGCTCGGACAGACACGCTCCAAGTTCGCCACTATTCCAATACCAGGTGAATCAGTAACGCTCAACGGAAGCGCACTTATCACCGAGGGTAGAGAAACACAAACCAAACTAAGAGACGAACTCAAAGAAGTTCTAGATCAACTCACCTATCAAGTCCTCGCAGAGAAGGACGCATCTATCGCAGACTCAGTAGAGACTATAACTAAGAGGGTTCCAGCAGGTGTCTTCGTTGGATAGGGGATAAATAATGTCAGATGATAATAAATGGAGTCAACCAGACGCACCTCCTCCACCATTATTTGTCGGAGAGAAGGAAAGAAACTTAGTAAAACAAGTGAACGACGAACTCATAGAAAGAGTCGTCGGACAGCAAGTAGTCTATTATCCAATAGACAGAAACATAACACAATACAACGATATCTACGGAGAGGCAATAGAGAAGTCATTCCTCCCACCAGTCCGTGTCTACGCCCTCGTTGCTTTCGAAAGCATCCAGACAAAAGCAGACGACGCAAGCGGACTTGATAAGTCAAGCAAGATAACCGTCAACTTCCATAAGCGAAGACTAACCGAAGATCAAGATTTATTCGTTCGAGAAGGCGACTTCGTTCTCTACGGAGGACTACACTATGAAATCTCAACACTCTCGCAACCAAGAGAACTATTCGGACAAATAGACCACAAGTTCGAAATAACAGCAATGTGTACACTATCCAGAGAGGGACTATTCGATGCCAACTGATGTAAAACTGGGAGAAATTGAGTTCCAGCCCTCAACCATCGAGACTATCGACAGGGCGCTCTTCGACTATATCGACGATACGCTGGACATCTCTTGTACCACCAACAAGGGCTGGAAGAAAGTGCCGTTCTATTGGACAGGTGCCGAAAGAGCATACCAGATAAAACACGACAGAGAACTAAGAGACAACAACGGTGTCCTCATCTATCCACTAATGACTGTTGAGAGAACCACATTGACGAGAGACATCGGGAATAGAGATTCAATCTTCGCTCCCATCCCAGAGTCCAAGGATTCTAAATACAATTCCATAACTGTCGGCAGGGTAATAAAACAAGACAAAACCGCCAACTTCGCCAACGCCGACTCAAAAAGAGTTGTCCTCGACGTCGGCAACGGACAGGCGACATATCCGAGAAAAGAAAATAAAAAAGTAGTATACGAAACTCTCACAATGCCAATTCCAGTTTACCTTGAAGCAACCTATACATTAGTAATCAAAACAGAGTATCAGCAGCAGATGAATGAGATACTAACCCCGTTTATGACAGCCCCAGGCGGTACAAACTACTTCGTCATTAAAAAGGACGGACACCAGTTCGAAGTATTCGTTGGATCTGACTATGCAGTAGAGAGCAATGGCTCCTCTCTAGGAGAAGATGAGCGAGGATATAAGACAAACCTAACATTTAGAGTCGTCGGCTATGTTATTGGAGCAGGCAAAAACGACGAGCAACCAAAGATAGTTCGCAGAGAGAACGCAGTGGAAATAAAGATGCCGAGAGAAACAGTTATATTCGGAGACATAAACGAGAATATGCACCTCAGTGGTAATGTTCCGTTTTATAGAGAGTAGTCTCTATTTATTTATGCGTTTAGCTTTTTCATCAACTATTTACTTACGATAATACGAATATAAATACTTATTT